CAGACTTTGTTAAGAAGATCTTATCAATTCTACCTAAGAAGTGAGTGATTTTAAGCTCAACTGTTCCTACAGGAGCAATCATATTTGTTGCAATCTCTCCTGTACCAGAAGAAAATTCAGAACCTGTGGTTGCACCTGTTCTTGCCTTAGTTGGCCTGAAGTCAATAGCATCCCTTAAATTGACGCCATTGAATGATGGTATACTTGCATAATCATTTGCAAAGTCATATGAATCAACAGAAAAATAATCACCACCAGTATTGTGTCTATAACAATCAAATGTTACAGTATAGTTACCAGCAGGAAGTGATTCACCACCTTTTAAAATTACGTTACCAATATCATAGAATGATTCTCTTTGGCCATTATCTAATAAGAACCTATCGGCATAATCATTGCCCGATGCATCAGTAATTGTTTTAATACCTAAAATATCAACTTCACCCAATGGATATACTGATTGTGCAGCATCATATGTAATAGTAGCAGTAGCATTTAATGTTTTTGTTTTTGTCTTGGCCTGTGCATTTAATTTTCTTACTGTACAAATAATAACAGCAGACTCACCATTATAAGCAGTTAGACCAATAATCGTAATACTGTTTGTAGCAACACCAGATACATTTGAATCTGCGATTTCTAAAATGTCTTGGTTATCACCTAAATTACCACTATGAAATATTACATCATCATCATTAGATAATGTTGTGCCAGAAGGTAAACCAAAGGTAACACTACCACCTGATACACTTTGTCCTGATAATCTTACACGAACATCAATATCGGCTGTATGATTAGATCCATCTTTTAATGTTTTAATAGAAGTTGCTGGTAGTGGGAATACAAGGGTGTTATTACCTGTGTCGAATCTTTTACCCAATGCATCAGCATGTAAATTGGCTTCGAATGTAGACCCTTGACCAAGTTTTGCAACATTACCAAATGCTTGATTAGAGAGCATGGTTACATCAAAGACATATAATCTGAATACTCCTTCAGCACCATCATATTCTAAACCCCTTGCTCTACATGTACCAATGTTTATTCCATCAGAGTCCTTTAAATCAATAACAGTAAGGTTGTTAATATCAGGGATGCCTTCGCATTCAGCTTCATCTAGTTTTAAGTAGTTACCAAACCCAATAGACTGAATAGTCTCTGGAATTACAAATTCATCTGAAGCTGCTCTGGTTTTATCTAAAACAATGTGTTCTGTACCAGTTTTTTCTACTCGTCGGCCGCTTATATAGGCAACACTAGGCTCAACTCCGATTGCAATCTTATCATCATCTCCACCTTGACCGGCCACCAAGTAACCATTATTATTATTTGCATTTAAATGTTCCTTAATATCAAGAATGAATGGACCAGTAACATAATCTCCACTTTCTTCTGATGTTCTTGTTTCTAGTCTTGTTGACAATTCTGTATCAACAGGATTCTCGTTTTTCTTAAATACGATCCCGTTATTAACAGTCATTAAGTGAATATAATCATCAGTTGATCTAGAAGCTAAATCTATGTTTTCTTTAATTAGATTAGTTTCAATAACATATCTATTTGCGCCTGGAGCAGATTCATTAGAAGTGCCTTGAGCATTATCAACCAGATCAGTATATCCTGCATCAGCAGAAGATTTATCAGATTCTGTAATTGATAGTCCAATAATATATGTTGGTGTATTAGTATATTTGTCAAGGATTAATGTTTCTTTAGGTACATATACCATATTACCAGAGATGAAGTAAACACCTTCTGAAATAGATACACTTGAACCTACACCGGTTTGGTCTGCAATAGAAGAACCAGAAGCACCACCAACAGTAGCAGATTTACTAACATCAGCATCTGAGGTAATAGTTTCACCCGCACTGAATACCTTCTCTTGATTAGTACCTGAATTAGTATATTTCAAGTAAAGAGTAATAGGATCACCAGAGGATTCAGGAATCGCATGAAGTACTTCTGCAGTCAAACCTGTAGTGCCACCAGTAACGGTAGTACCAATAAATAAATTAACATCGGTTACAGAATTACTACTGTGAGTATTTTCTAATTTAACATAGTGGTAATCAGTATATAAAGACAACTTACCATCTAAAACTCTATCGCCGTCTTTAAATGTATACTGGCCCAATTTATCAATTTGAGCCTGCAAGTTAGTTTGTAACTGAGTTAATTCTCTAGCCTGAACAGCGAATCCTGGACGGAACAAAATTCTATGATAATTTTTTGTTTCGTCAAAGTCATCGTGATATGGCGAGACCGAATAAGTTTTTATATTACTAATAGCCATTTATATTTCTCTCGTTTCTAAATTCTAAATTAGAATTCAATAATACATTTAATATCTTCAATCTGTGATGCACTTCTATTAATAGGTGCTCTATTTTCTAAGAAGATTAATTGTCCACTACCTTTTAATACTTCTGCTGCATTGTCTGCAGTACTAGCATGAGTATCAGCACTTCCACCCGTAGGATTTGAACCGGTAATTGTTTCACTGTTTTGGAATAAACCATAACCTGTTTTTGAATTTTGGTAATAATACAATTTTAAATTTGATGCATCAATTTCAACTAGGTATGCTTTAGCGCCTGAAGTACCACCAGTAATAACTTGGTCAACTACAAAGTTTGTTACACTTTCTCCTGCAGCTAGCTGAAGAAATTTAGTAGCCTTTAAAGTAGGCGAAGTAGCAATAGTAGTACCACTTGAATAAGGATTCTTTACAATGACAACTTGTCTGAAATCATTGTTAATTGTAATATCACCACCATCAGCACCATCAAGTTGTGTATTTAAACCAATGAAGAATGCACCCAGTTCACTTACTGGATCAGTACCGTGTCCTGCAGGAGGAGAAATTACTGTTCTAGCACTGGCGTCTCCAATACTGAAAGTAACATCAGCAACTGTGTAGTTTGTTCCCCTAGTATTAATTGTAATACTTGCGACTGTTTGTGTAGAACCTGTACCACTCATTACTGCTGTTGCAGTAGCACCTGTACCATCACCTGTAATAGTAACAGTAGGCGTTGAAGAATAAATACCACCATTTAATACTTCAATTCTTTCAATACCGGCAGCAGTAGTAGAATTATATGAAGCAACCTGAGAAGCAGTTTGTGGATATCTAACATCTGTATCTAAAAGAGAACCAGGAATGCTTGCTGTTCCGTTTCCTGCAACAGTAAATGGAAGAGTACTAACTGGCATATAAGAATTTGTTAAGAATTTTTCCGAGTCAGAAGTTGTAAGTGTGTACATGTATTTCCATGTATAACCGTCCGCACCTGTGATTGGATCAGTACCAGTATGGACTGGTTGAACACTTGTTGCACCACCACCCGCACTTAGGCATTTATAGACTTTAAATTCGGAAGTAATACAGTAGAAGGCTTTATCAAAGATATCTGAATCATCAGAATCCCATGCGACGAAAACCTCTCCATCTGCATAGTTAAATCTCGGTACCACATGAGCTACATCAGATGCTGTGATTAATTTCATGGCAATCATTTGTTGATATGCTTCATTAATATCATCTCTATGATCACCAGGTACGAAAGGAGTTGTATCAGTTAAATCACTGGTGGTATTGGACCAGGCATCAGATTTACCAATGCCCAGATAAACACTAGTGTTTGCATCTGCTACATCTTCCTTAAAATTCTCTGCATTGAGAACTCTGAAAGGGGTTGTAATAATTGCTGCCATTTTAATTTATCCTATAAGTTACTTTCTTTTAATTTAAGTCTATAAAAGAATTTGTGTTATATCTATTTATACTATTTATATTGTTTGATTGTATGGTTTCACTTCCAAATTGTTCAATAGTCTGATTTAAATTAAACTTTTTATGACTATATTTAGGAACAATACCTTTATTATTAAAGTAGTTATTATCTTGTATGGTTCTTGATCCATCTAAAAGGTGATTGAGCATTACCTTTAAATACATTCCAGTTTCTTTTGCTCTGGATTCAACTACCATTGAAGAGCCTAATCTAACAGAAGGATCTAAAACATAACCATTACCTTCATTGGTAATATTTATACTAGATATTTCTGTTGGCGTCAGAAGAGCTATACACGTTGCACCACCACCGCCTCCACCAACTATCTGTACCTCAGGTGCAGAGGTATAACCAGAACCAGGTTCTATAATATACAAACCATCAACTTGTCCTAACTCATTAATAGTTGCTCTTGCAGTTGCTCTTGTACCACTAGGAGGTAAAGCAATAATGACTGTAGGCTCACTTGTATAACTGCTACCCAAGCTTGATAAACGTAGTAGTTCAATCGAAGTGGGTTCCATAACAAACTCTGCAGTTGCCTGAACATTACTCTGTAGTAATACACCATCTTGATCTTTAGCAGTTGGAGGGCCGAGTGTAATAATAGGTGGCAAACGGTATAATTTATTCGCGTCTGTGGAATAAGTAATGGCACCAACTTTACCAGCCCCACTAGCAGGAGCAGGAACATTAGCCGCTATTTCTGTATAACCACTTCCACCCTGTGTTACTGTAATACTGTCAATACCACCTTCTACATTTAATACAGCTGTTGCCGCGGCTCCAGTACCTGTACCTGAGAAAGTAATTGTTGGGGGTGAAGTATAATTATGACCTTGGTTAACTATCTCTACCGAAGTTACAACACCACTTGAAACAACAGGCGAAAGAATTGCTGTCTTATTTAATAGAGCCTTTGGTTGAGGTCCGAACATAGCTGCGAACATCTCTACAAGTAATGGTAAGTCTTCCGCACCAATAACACCAGGTTGAATACCAGGCATAGAGGAGAGAGTAAACCTATTAGTTCTACCATACGCATTCACTAATTGATCTACTATTAAGCCAGTCTCTAAATTTTTAGTAGGTACATTAATACCCTTTTCTACCTTACCATCACCGAGAGCATCTCTTACTAGGTTAATAAGGATCAGAATTTCACCAAAGAAGATAAATCCAGCAGGATGTACTAATCTGTTAAACGTATATTCCCAGTCAGTTAAATTTTTACCTGTTTTAATGAGGTAAGAGTATTTTTGGTATCTGTAACTATCATGTATCTTTATTTTCTTTTCAGAAAGAAATCCCTTAGTAGAAATAAACTGATTAGTATCACTGAACCAATCTCCTGATGAAGGTATTAAAGTATTATCATAAGGTCTCTCAATTTCAACTTCTTCGTTAAAGAGTAACCTAAAGAATGTCTCAATAGAATCAGAGGAACCTCTCACCTTATAGAAGTCTACGATTCTTTTATAAAGCGTATTTTTATTTACCAGTAGTCCTCTTGGAATGGCAGAGGCAATTTCTTTCTGCATCATTTCTAGGTACTGATTACTCGCGTCTAGCTCACTATCAGAGTTCTTGTCAATGTCCATAAAGTCCTCTATGGCATTTAAGACATAAGAGGGACCAGGACCTACCCAATTTTTAATCGGTGTGGTTAAAGAGGCAACATCACCATTGTATGCAGATAAACCACTGATGGTCATTGTCTTGCCTATTTCTGATGTACTATTTCTTAATGAGCCAGGTAGCTCGTTACCATTTGATATAGCCACATTAGCACTATTCAAAGCCACTGTAGCAGTATTACCGTCTTGTCCCTTAATCACTAATGTAGAGCTATTACCCTGTTCATCTGTATAAAACTGATTGTTTTCATTGTCAGGATCAGAGATACGAAAACGTGCAACGCCATCCAAAACTAGGTCCGTATGAGTCTCTTCTTGCTCATATATAAACTCATTGAGGTTCATAAACTCGTAGTATTTCTCTAAGAGTAACTGAATACCTGTATCACCAGACGCCTCTAAAATCTCACTCGGTATTACCTGTTGTATTCTCAGATTCTCTTTAGTCTTTTTCTTACTAGAGGCTACTGTTTCAATGTACCCTGGTGAATTATTCTCTGCCATATTATCTTAACCTTGAGTTAGTGATATAGTCAATGGAACCTGATGCACCTGCAGTAGAGATAGTATCTACCTCTGCCGATATAGACACATAAGTCTGGTCAATATTTAATAACTGATCTCTTTTAGGCGCAATATCTAAACTATTAGGTATTACTGTTACCTTAATATCTGTATCGGTATCTACAGCAAAATTATTAATAGTCACTCTACCCTTAGAAGCTTCAATAGTACCGGCGTTATTAATCACCGTAATATTAGAACCTTCAACTATCTTGTACACAATAATGGTCCTATTAGAAGACCCTGTAACCACCTTATCACCTAAGTAATGGTCAACACCCCCAATTTTAAATGCAGTAGAGTTTAAAATAAACTCCTTTTCGGAACCTGATTCAAAGATACCAGAAGCGTATGTTAGGTTAAAGTTATTTAGATTACGTGTAGTCTTAGCCGATATAGTCTGGAACATATAAGGTCGGATAGTAGAGTTTAGAATAGACCTATCAGAACTATCTATGGCTTTTAATATTTGTGAGTACCTAAACACGCCATCAAATTTATTGAGGTTATTAAAGTTGTAGTCACTAATAGTATCTCTTACTACACCTTGTAATTCAACATTAGTTCTATCAGTTAGGTTAGGGTTGTACTTAAAGAAGACATCAAGCTCTAAATTAGTAAAGTTAGGGTCTACAATTTCGGGCGTAATAGACACGATATTTTTGCCCTTTAATACGGTATCCTTAATTGTTAACTTTTCGGCAGGAGTCAAGGTGGCTGCAGTAAGAGGCTTCACTGCCACATATACCTTACCAAAATCAACAGGGTCATTATCTTCACCACCCCATGTACTAATAGAAGATACATTAGCGAATGATTTCAGTATGATGGCTCTATAATCATCTGATGTTACGGCTCTATTTTGTGCAGTAAATGTCAGAGGTGCGTTGAACCTAATAGATTCTATAGACTCTCTATCTGAACCACCAGCACTTGGAGTCACTGTGGTTACTGTATAGGATGCGTTAACTAGTCCGCCAAGCGTAGATGATAAGTTAAACGTAGATGCCCCATTACTTTCTTCACCATGCGTGTAGATGTAATCTAAGGTAACGATATTATTATTAACCGGTTTCTTACCAATAACACCATCACCAAAATATACTTCATATCGGCCGTTAGTGTTTTCTTGTACGTAATGAATCTGTGATGCAGCGTCAACGTTTAAGAGTGATTCAAACCTACTATAAATGTCGTAGGTCAATGCCTCTTCGTTTTCCTGTACACGAACTCTTAATGTAGATGTATCAACGTCTAAATCTGTAATCTGGAATTTCTGTGACTCAATGTCATTATCAACTCTGTATAAGAGAGATTTATAGGTACCTTCTGCAATAACAACATCTTCAAAGACAAACTGTTGAGTCGCACTACCTGTAACCGTTTGAGAGTTCACTACAACATACTGATAGGTTTCTCCCTGTACTGTAGTAGTGAGTTTAGTACCTCTTGGTAGAGTTAATGTAGTGGGGTAAGAAGGCCCGGCAGTATTATCTACTGTTAATGTAATAGAAGCCCTAGGAGCAAGTACCGATCTTGGCACATATCCTAACAACTTAGCTCTTGTTACCACATTACCACGTATCTGTGCAGAGTCAAGAAAGGCCTCATTTAAAGAATAGTGAGCAGCAACGGCATTATAATGTGTATTATATGCAAGTACATCAAGGAGGGTTGACAAACCACTACCTTCAAAGTTATAATCATTAAACTCTGTTTGTTGCTTAAGATAATTCTTTAGGTTATCTTTAATCTGATCGAAATCAAGTTCTGTTACATTTAAATTAGTTGCCATAATTCTACCTTAATCTACGTAGTACAATCTCGACTGTGCTTTCTTGGTCAGATTGTGTAATTAAAAATTTTACTGTTATTCTATAAGCGTTTCTATCAGATAAATCATCAACAGCCACATATATAGGCTTCACTCTTGGTTCGTCCTTTAATACTCTCTTAATATTATCCTCTAATGCAAGTTCTGTTATAGCATCAGCAGGTTCAAATAATAACCCTCTTAAATTAGCACCTGTAGCGGCTTGAAAGGGGCGTTCATGGAAATTAGTCAGTATTAGGTTACGTAATGAGTTCTTTACTGCCTGGTCATCTCTTAATGGTATAATATCTTTTCTGATCTTATGCAGTGTTAGCTTTAAGTCTAAATCACTATATCCCTTTGAACGAGATACATTAGATGCTTTATTCACTCTACCTGAAACACTTCTATCTGATAGTATAGAAGGTGAGGTGATTATGTCTCCGTCATTTATATTAGCCATATAGTTATTTATACCTTTTATGTAAGTGTTTAATCAGGCTTCTTTGTTTTACCAGCAGAAGAACCACCTGATATAGTATGTGTATGAGTGGCCAACGTAGCCCCACTATCCGTAATGGTATCACTAGCCACAATGGTACTCTCATTAGTCTGTGCTCCACTCACAGCTAAGGTGTCCTGAAGCGTAGTAGAGTCAGATACAGTAAGGGTACCAGTGATAGTAGTATTACCATCTATGTTCACGATATCGTTTACTGCGTCTATTAGCACAGTGCCTTCTTCATTGATATTAATAATTGTACCACTCTTGTGTCTCAATTCGATTTCTTCTACATTCATTGTAAAAGTGTGATTGTCTTTATGTCGAATTCGCACTTCTTCTTCAATCATTCTAATAGTGTGATTATCTTTATGAGTAATCTCTATTCGTTCCTCACCAGGCTCATTATCGTACTCTACTCTATGTCCTGCCTCTGTAGTATGTACCTTATTATTAGGATAGTGCTCATCTACCTGTAGCGGCAAATCAAGTATGTCTTCGGTCTTAGCAGAAAAGGTTCCCATGATAACAGGGTCTTGAGCACTATTACCGTCTCGGAAGAAACCAATCACCCACGACCCTACCATTAACTGATGATTCCCACCAACACCCTGTATAGAAGCATATGTATTAGGCATCATCACAGTAGCCCACGGTAAATGTTCTGCCTCTATAGTAGAATCATAGTAACCAAAGGGTAATACACGCACTCTATTCATTATATTAGGATCATTAACGTCCTTTACTTCACCTATAAACCATGCAAACTGTCCACCTACGAACATATCATTTTGTAGCATCTAAATCCACCTCACTAGAGTCTTTTTGAATCGTTAAGTATTGATAGTATCCCTTATCAAATACATGTTCTATCTGTGTTACTAAGTAAACACCTGATTGGAGTTTATCTATGCCAGACCCATCTACATCTTCTTGGGCCTTTCTGATCTCCACTTTAATCTTTTTCCCTACGCTCATATCAAAGTCACCCGCAATCTGAATGGTATGTTTCTGGTAATTCAGGTTCTCCAAGTAAGCCATTGCCTTAGGTAAGTCGGCTGGAGAAGGGCTCATATAGTTCTGAGAGTCATTGAAGGCCTTAGAGTTCAGGGATATAAAATAACTCTTTGACTCGCTATACGAAGAAAATATAGCATCCTGCACCTTCGCACGTTCTGATACGCTAAATGGTATGTGTTGATTTAACCGTAAATTGTTACCCTTATATGCGTATACACTCTTAGAATACTTCTTCTCTGATACATCTATTGTATGCAGTGTTGAACCGTATGCCCCATTATAAGCCGATAAGAACTTACCCTGATTGTAATCTGATGTTATATCTCTTATATTAGTCCTTTCATACTCGTAGCCTTCTTCTGTTTCTAATGCTATATCTGAATCAATGAATGGACTATATGTATAGGTATCATAGACATCTTCTTCTAAGAGAGATTTATATGATTTACAGTGAATTTGTGCGTTATTATTCAATGTCTGATAATAAAAGAATGGTGTGCTTTGATCGAAACATTGTCTGAGTAGCCATTGTATACCCTGCAGAGGTCTGATATTAGGAAAGATACCCTTAATAATGTTTTTAGATCCTTCTGAGCTTTCTACTTTAATGTCCAATATGCTTTTGCTTACATACTTAATAATCTCTAATGGAGTGCCAGAAAAAGGAGTCTTTAAAAGCTTTAGATTATTCACATACATATGCTCTGTGACGCATCTAATGTTATATGTGTTCAATCCGGGCTTGAGTCTCTTATAATTAAATATCTCTGCTATACGCGTGGCTATTGTGAATGATTTCGTTTCCTTGCTAGGTTCCTTTCTCTTGACTTTAATACTAATCTGCTCGTTACCTGATAGCTTAAGTTTCTCCATTAAACTTAATGTATCACCTACAGATAATACAACTTCTAGCCCTGGTGATTCAAGTGATTCATAGACAGAGAAATACGCAACCATATTAGTAATATCATAGAGATAAGGTGTATTTGATTTATTCTTTACGTTATTGGCTTCTATTACTACACCTACAACTTCATATGTTGTGGGAGTAGATGCAACGCCGTCTGGCCCTACTCTATTCTGTGATAGACTACTCATTTAATAAGCTCTCGAAGTTTTCTATGAATCTGCCGATGAAATTAGGGTTAATAACTCTGATTCTACTACGCTCTTCATTTAAATCATTAACATATTGTCTATTAGAAACATAGCTTAACGAGGCGGCAGGTGTGGCAACATCTTCCTGATTAATGAAGGTCATATTAGTATACTCTCTTTGAATACCATCTTCATCTGTAATATAATAGTGATGTGGTGCATCTGCATAGTTAAACACTTCATATGATTCAACAGTGTCTTGTGTGTTTGATCCAATTAAGAACTCGTAGTTATTATTATTTAATGCACCATCGCCTGAATATCTATTTGTATTCTGCATATCTTGAATCACTAATTGGTTCATATCAATGTTTTTCTTAGTGAGTGTACCAATTGCGCCTGATACAGACCCTGTGATTGTTTCTCCTAATTCATATCTACCAGATAAAGAGTCTCTGAATTCACTAATGGTACCATCTCCTGTTCGCACAATAACCGGCCTTGTAGTAATTGCATACCCATTATAGTGTTCTTTTATATACTCAAATAACTGTTCTTGTGATAATGGCCACACTTTATACCCATCGTGCAGAAATTCATTAATAACAAAGAATGTCCAATAGAAATCAGGTGTACCATATAACCTTTGTGATACGGTATCAGGTCTTTCGCCGTTTTTTACTTCATAGAATTTATACAGAGATGGGTTATCCACAAAATTCTGTAGTGGTCTTACGTTACGGAAGATATTAACCATGCGCATGACTGACCCATCTTTCTTTAGATCATAGTTAATAGTAGGAAATTGTTTGAAAAAACTCATATTTATGCCTCTGATTTACTCTTTGGATAATCAAAATTCTGTTGTACCTTGCTTGGTGGTCTTTCTGAACCACCTTCACCAGGTACGTGATATAGATCATTACGAGTAAGTTGTCTTTGTTCTTGAAAGGATAGACCAATAGTTATGTCTGTAGGTGCACCGTCTTTATGAAACATATTCGCATTATTATTATATGATGCGTTCATACCAGTTAGATATGAATCAAAAATAAACGGCATATATTCATTTACCTTCTTACCTTTCATAAATTTAATACGAAAGAGTGGTGGGTATTTAAGAGCAAATTCACCCTCTCTCTTTGCATACATATACTTTCTAAATGTATGTTCAATAACACGAATGGTCTCTGCTTCTTTTGAATTAGATGCAACTAAATTAAAGTTTAATTCAAATGTACGAATAGACGCACCTTCATATGTAAGTGTTGATTGGTTATTTAATGCAACTCCTGCTTTAACTGTAGATGCAGCTGCCACACTTAAATCATCACCTATACCCATTTTCTGCATGAGAGCAGTACCAATGGCTGTAGCTTCTAAATCAGTGGCTAATTTCTTATTACCTTCTTCGTCTTTTTGCATCATACCTTGCACTGCATTAATTGTGCCTAGGTCTATGTTACCAAAGTTTGCACCATCACCTAGTGAAATACCTGATGGTACATATAAGTGAATTTTAAACACATCAGAGTCAAATTCTTTACCTATGATCTCGAAAGAAACGTGATGCCCACCCTTTGTGACCTCTTCTCCGAGTGTATGTGGAAATGCTATAATTGATGACATAATTTACCCTTATAAATAGTAATACATTTAATATTATATAAGGTTATTTATAATGGCTTACAAAGGAAAATATCAAATAAAGGACACAAAAAAGTACTTAGGTGACCCTACAAAGGTTACATATAGGTCTTTATGGGAACGTCAGGCCTTTAAATGGTGTGAATCAAACCCTCGTGTTAAACGCTGGAACAGTGAAGAGATTGTTGTTCCCTATAAGTGTAAGACAGACAATAAGTTACATAGGTATTATGTTGATTTATTAGTAGAGTTTGATAACAGAGATATTATTCTTGTTGAAATCAAACCTAAGAAAGAGACTATGGCACCTAAGAAGCCCAGTCGCAAGACAAAACGATACATTAATGAGGTTACCACTTATATTAAAAATACATCTAAGTGGACAGCTGCCGATCAATACGCCAAGCATAAAGGTTGGAAGTTCCAAGTGTGGACAGAAGATACTTTAAAGAATCTTGGTATAAAACTACTAAAGAGTTGATATAAATAACTATATGGCTAGTTTATTCGATACACTACAAGCAAATGCATTCAGGTCTGGAGTCCAGGCACGAACAAAAGCATCTAGGAAATGGTTTGAAAAGAACGTAGAGAAGTTAAAGATGCCTTCTCGTAATGCATTATTAAAAGACTCTGCCCTGGATCCTGTTAGTAAACAGATTGCAGGTAATATGTATATGTATTTCTATGATCCAAAGCATAAGAAAACATTACCTTACTATGATAGATTCCCTTTGACTATTATGTTACAGCCAGTAAAAGGTGGGTTCCAGGGGTTAAATTTACACTATCTACAGCCTGACATACGTGCTAAATTCCTTGATGAATTAATGAAGCTAGCGCCAAGTAAGGTAAAGAATAATAGTAGGTTAACCAAGTTAAGATATGACTTGTTACAGTCTACCCGTAAATATAAAGAATTCAGACCATGCTTTAAAACATATCTAACAAGTCAGGTAGCCTCAAGAATGGTTAGGGTACCAATGACCGAATGGGAAATTGCAGTATTCTTACCAACAGAACAGTTTAAGAAATCTGGTAAACAGAATGTTTGGAAAGATTCACTTAAAATTGCGAGACAATCATGAGTAATATAGACGCTTTAAAATCAACAATCGCTAAGAAGGGCGGCCTTGCAAAGGCCAATAGGTTTAATGTTATATTCACACCCCCAACACAAGCACTTCTTAATATTAACCCAGAGGTATTAGTCGGATCTTTGGTTAGTGGTGAAACACCTAGTGTAAAGAATTTAATTGCAGACCCAAGGGATATATCTTTGTTATGTGAACAAGCAACAATACCTTCGCGTTCTATATCAACACTTGATTTTATGGGTGATAAACAAAGTAACAAATTCCCATATGCACATATTGACGGCGATGTGACTATGCACTTTATATTAACGAATGATATGTACATGAAAACAATGTTTGATACCTGGATTTCTTCTATTATAGACGTAGATAATTTTAATTTAGGATATAAAGATGATTTTAGTACAGATATAATCATACAGACTTTAAATAGTAATAACGTACCAACATACGGAGTCAAATTAGAGAAAGCATTCCCTATCGACAGTTCAGTTATTGCATTAAATAATACAGACGGAGAATACCTCCGTTGTACCATTACTTTTGCATATGATAAATATGTAATAGAAGGACCATTAAGTTCAACTGCCTCTGCACTTAAAGCGGCAATACCAAATGGTCTGATATAATATAATTAATGACATGAAATGTTAGGAGAGTAAATTATGGCTTTGCCAATTTTAAATAGCTCAAGGTATGAGGCAACAATTCCAAGTACAGGGCAAACAATTGAATTTCGACCTTTCTTAGTAAAGGAAGAAAAGATTCTTATGGTTGCGATGGAATCAAAGAATAATAAGATGATGATGAAGGCTTTAAAAGATATTTTAAATGCTTGTATTTTTGATGATGTAGAGGTAGACAAGTTAACAAGTTTTGATTTAGAGGAATTATTCCTAAGACTAAGATCAAAATCAGTCGGCGAGACTGTAGATATTAACTTAAAATGTGGAGAGTGTAGTGCAAATACACCTGTACAGATTAACCTTGAAGAGATTCAAATGGGTGAATTACCCAAAGAGAATCATATTATGTTAACCGATTCTATCGGTATGGAATTTAATTATCCTTCTGTTGATTTGGTAGCATCTTTGGAGTTTGATCCAGAGACAACTAAACCAGAGAAACAAATGGATATGACATATAAGATGATTATCAATTGTATTGAAAATATTTTTAGTGATGATGAAGTATGGAATGCAGAGAATCAGACCGAAAAGGAACTCAAAGAGTTTATTGATGGTTTAAATTCTCAACAGTTTGCGAAGATTACTGAGTTTTTCGGAAAGCTTCCTTCACTAGAACATAAGATGGAGTTTACGTGTATATCATGTGGGGCAGAACAGGAGATAGAGCTAAGAGGTCTCTCTAGTTTTTTTACCTAGGCCTTTCGCATGATACTCTAGTTAACTACTATAAAACTAACTTTGCAATGATGCAACACCATAAGTATAGTTTAAGTGAATTAGAAAATATGGTACCATGGGAAAGGGAGATATATGTCGCCCTACTCCAACAATGGATTAAAGAAGAAAATGAGCGTGTTGCAGAACAAAATAGGAAAATGAAAAAATAATGAGTGAAGAAATTAAAAAAGATTACCATCCGGCAGATACTAATGGAGACGGTAAAGTGTCAACAAAAGAAGAAGAACTTTATTTAAAGTTTAAAGAAAAAGAACTAGAAGATCAAGACGCAATGAGAGATGCGCAGCGCAAGATGACATGGTTTGCATTAGGTGGACTATTGTTATATCCATTCGCTGTAGTAGTTGCTTCACTTGCAGGATTAGATGAAGCTCAAAAAACATTGGGTAGTATGGCACCAACATATTTTGTGGCTGTTGCAGGTATTGTAGCTGCCTTCTTTGGTGCTCAAGCATATTCGGGTAAGAAATAATGGATCCGGTTAGTGCATGGGATTCACTATCATATGTTGATGGTGTTTTATTTTCAATTTGGTTAGGTATATTATATTACGGTAAATGTTGGATAGACAACAAATTTAAGGATTAATAAAAATGGCTGACGAAAGTAACAAGATGAAAGGTGGCAATAACAAGCTATCAATGAAACAGGTTGAGGCTGGGTTTGGTGGTAAAGATGCCAAGAAGGCGGCTGAAAAACAAGCTAAAAGTTTAACTGAATTAGTTGAGTCAATGAAAACTCAATCATCTAATGTTACTTCGCAAGTTACTGCTACTGTTGATATGCAGAAATCACTGCAGGGTCTTGAAGGGTTTATGGGAATGAACTCTAATGAAGAAACAGAGGCCATAAGAGAACAGTTTGATAGTTTAAATGCCATCATGCAAGAACAGGTATCACTGCAAGAACAGGGCCTTAAATTCGACCAAGGGTTAATAGACAGAACAAACGACCAACTTGCTGCATTACAAGAGGGTATCCAATCAGAAGAAGATAAAAGAGAAGCTATAAAGAAACAAGAAGAAGCCAATTCTCTCCTATTAAAAATGTCTAATTCATTTGATAAAGGAATAGGTAAGGTTAAAGAAACTGGCGGCTTCCTTGCAGGTATAGCTGGTCTAGCCACACTCATATTAAATCCAGAAGCCTTTGCAAAGGGTATTAAAGCTGTCATCGGATTTGTTCAAGATATGGTAGATGTGGTAGAGAAAGTATTTGCTGGAGACTTTAGTGGTGCCGCAGATGTATTAAAAGACAACCTTGGTATAATTGGCGGAATCCTTGGTGGTATGTTATTATTAAACCTAGGTAAGGCACTCAGGGCTGTAAGAAAAGTTGCAACTGCATTTAAGGTCTTCGGTACCTTTATGAAAGGAACCTTTGTTAAAGATATGCTATTCAGCTTGGGTGAAAAAATGAAAGCTGTTGGTGCTACTATGATGAAACCAATACGTGCTCTTGTTGCAGGCTTTAAAACATTCCGAGTGTTTATGTTAACCTCCTTTGTTCCAACCATTATGGGCAGTCTATCTAGTATGATGTCGTCTGTAGGTGGAGCATTTATGAAGGTATTTAATGGATTAAGAAAAGCCTTTATGGTCTTTAGAGTGTTTATGTTAACCTCCTTTGTTCCAGCAATGATATCTGCACTAGTAGGTATGATGAGTGCAATGGTACCTATTCTAATAGCCATGGCACCTATCTTATTACCTATTCTTGCCATCGCTGCACTCTTTGCTATCATTGGTATTGCTCTAGTAAAAATAAGAGACGCATTAGGATTTACATCTATCTTTGATGTAATGATGCTCGGCCTTGCTTACTTACAAGATGCATTCGCAACAGTAGTTAATTTCATCGGTTCCATAGTCAACTTTATTACAGGTATGGTAGAGAAGTTTGGTAAGTTCTTAGGGTTTGAGTTTGATATACCTGAAATTCCTAAGATGGACACTAATAATGCCGAGAAGAAGAAGATTGAATTAGAGGCTAAAGCTGAACAAGCCAAGATAGATGCCGCAAATGAAGCAGCTGCTCAACCCGAAGGTGTTGGTGAAGTTGAAGGATTTGCAATGCCTGATATGGCAACTATGGAGATACCAGAGATTGATACAGGTGCACAATTATCTGATATGTCGGCTGAGAACGCTCTAGCAGGGGTACAGACTGGCTCAGAGAATAATGTGGTTACACAGGTATCATCTTCTAATACTTCAAATAGTGGTAACACTTCTAATACAGTTATTCAAGGCCATAGACCTAGTAGGACTTCTGATTTCCTACACTTTGGCTTTGGTTCATTCGCAAGATAAAAAAGGGACCCCGAAGGGTCCCTGAATGCCACACACTTTATCAGATATGCTCCAGACTGAACTGGGGTGGCCTATTACAACTCTTATTATTATGAGTCTTTTGCAAGTTTAGCAAAGTAAGACAACGTATCATCTTCATCACTATCACTACTCGCTGGCTCAGGTGAATCCTGAGTTGCATATGCAGCAGTTGCCGCTGGGGCTTCCATTACATTTTCAACTACAGGTGCCGCCATAGGAGCATGACCTGCGTCAACACCTAGGACTTTATTCATCTTTGCCTTGAGTTCATCATAAGACTTATAGTTTTTAGGATCAAGGAAGTCTTGTAGTGAGTATAGTTTACCATACACTTCTTCCAGTCTATCCTCATCGCCGCCAAATAAAGCACCGGCAGCAGCAAACTCTGACTTATCATAGTTTACCCAACCTTCTACTTTACGTACTTTGATTTTGAAGTCAGCACCTTCCCAGAAATCGTAAGGATTGATAGGTGTTTCATCTTCAAATGCAGGTTGCATTGATTCCATCACTTTATCAAAGATTTTCTTGCCAAATTTGTACAAGAATACCTTTCCTTCGTTTTGAGGATTGGCAGGATCAGATACCACAAGAATGTTTGACACATAATGTAGGCGTCTTTTACGATCCCTTACTGTTACCTTATCTTCGTCTCTACCTGTGTTCCATAGAACGGTATTGGCTTCTGATACAGGATCAGGTTGGCCGATAGAAGTTAAGGAGTTCTCAATATACCATAGTCCACCAGGTCCTTGGAATCCGTGGTCCCAATATCTTACCCATGGTAGGTCTTCGCCTTCCATGCATGGTAAAAATCGGATTACCGCGAAACCATTTCCTGCTTTATCTCTGGTAGGTTTCCAGAAACGGTCATCACCATATGATTTAGTTTCTGTATTGGTAGATACTGCTTCAGCAGCTTTTACGAGTTTGTCGATTGACGAGCCTCGTGAGCTCTTTAAGTTTGCAAATGACATATTTTTTTCTCCGTATATTGCATTGTATTTACTGAATTATCCACTTACGCATAATATAATGTATATTATAACACATTTGTGTTAATTTGTAAACCCTTTTCTTAATAAATTTTTACATTTATCTGAATTAAAGCTTACAAAGGGAGTGTACTTTTCGATTCTTTTCTTAACATCAGGCCACATAATGGTATCTGTTATTTTAGAAGATTCTCGAGGTACAAATCCCAATAAGGAATTAAGAATAACAACAGTCTCTAAACTAATCTCTTCTTGCATCCACAACTGAATAACAAAGGGAAGTTGACCATCATAACTCTCAAAGAGTTCTTCAAAGTTAACTTTCTGTTCACTCAGTATATTTATATCAACTGAAAAGTGACGATGAATACTTTCTAAGATTCTTTTATGATTCTTATAATTATCTTCACCGCACTCGTTGATCATCTCTCCGACATATGATACACCATGTTTAAAGTTTGAAACATAGTAACCCATCATATCCTTTTCATACTGCCTTGCAACCTTTGCAAAGAAGTACTTATCTTTCCGTTTTAAAAATGAAGTCGGCTTCACATTTGTTTTAAAGTTATATTTAAAGGCATCATAGCCTTCTTGCTCGAAGTGTAGTTTTAAAGCATTATATAACTTGTATGACTCAAACGGATCAATCATATTAAACCATCACACTTTCGTATAGGGCTTCTACATCTTCTACTTCACCCACAACATCATTCAAGTTTTGTTTGTGGTAGATAGTTGCCATTTTCTTCAAGTACTTTTTATCAATTTCAACATCATCACAACACGATATAATGGCTTCTTTAATAAACTCTCGTTCAGCTGCCATACGCGTCATTGAATTGCTGATTTCTTCAATACAGCCCTTGATTCGCTTTTTATCTTCATCAGATGATGGGATAATTACATTACTACTCATAATATTCTCCTATACTGGTAGCTTGTTGCCACCCTTTGATTTAATTAAATTGAGACCATGGGCCTCGTTTTCTATCTTTGCTTTAAGTGAATCGGTTAATAAACGTTTTAGGTTTGAATAATCCATTCCTCTCTGCTCGATAATCATTACCGCTGCATCTATATAAGATGTGTTAGGTGTCTTAGATACAAGTGTCTCCACTGCTAACGAGAATCTCTTCTTCGTCATTATTTTATGTTCTATAATATCATTCATAATGTCCTTAATAATACACAATCAGCATTCACCCTTCCATTGCAGGGATTTACTTTGGTTGTGACTGTTTTCCACACCTGCGACTCAATCTGTTTTGGTGTCTTGGTTAATATAAGTGGTAGAATATCCTCAGGTTTACGCAACCTAGTACACTTTGATAATTTAGGCTCAAAGTTTTTAATAGACGTTCCACCTATTTCAAAACCAGCAGTCGCAGTGGTAACATACTGATAAAGTGTTCTATTCTTTGTATTAAAGATGAATAGAGTTTCTTTACCGGGGATAGTGACAGGATTGATTGAAGCAATCTTAAAATCAGTATCATCGGATTTATATTTAAGGTTTTTAACCTGATCGTCTGTAGATTTTCTCTTAGCAATACGAGGGGTTTTACTAGCCTTGAATGACAGTTTCAATGAATCCAAATCAGCAAAGATAGTATCCATTTGTTTTAACATTTTTCTTTTATTAGCAGGACTAATGTGCGAATAAGCCTCTACACATTGATCACACTTCTTATTGAGTGCATCACTAATTTCATCATAATTTGATTGAATGATTCTTTGGAATGGAGCAATTGCATTGCCCTTTAATTGATGTTCTTTAAATAAACTATAGACATCAAGCTTCTCTTTGTATTTGTTATCCATCCAGCCATCAACAATTGTTTCATCCCATGCTGCATAGATTGTATCCATCATTTTGCGTCTGGTTCTCTCAGCAATAGAGATAACAGGTGGGGCATTTTTAGTTTCTTCTTTCTTTTCTAGTAGTAAAATCTTGCCTTCTTCTACCTGTTCCAATAGATGTGTTTTAACTTTGGCATACTGTTCTTCGGTATGTTCCCATCCACGATAGTGTAAACGTATTACAGCTTTACAACTACCAACTAATTTATAATCTTGGCATGCTTTCAGAGCTTTAATTTGATCTGTATCAAACCCAATATCTTCAGCATATCTAATTACATAAGGTATGTAATCTTTAAGTTTGTAGTAATAGTTATACCAGTGTGCTGCTTTGGTCCACTCAACATTTACTTCTGATTGAGTATATTTCTTTGTTACCCCTTCTTCCCAGAATGGTTCAGGGCCCATATGAATTTGATCAAGAGAAAGTCTTTTGGATCTTTTCTCTGACCTCTTGGCCTTTTTCTTAGCCGCTATTTCTGTTGCTGTCGCCATAATATCTCCTTAATAATATATGTTATTATATCACACTTTTATGCAAAAGTAAAGGGGCCGAGTAACATAATTATAAATAAAGGAGTGCAATGTTACTCGGCCCACAAGCTTAAACTTCTGTAGGATCAATATCCTTAATTCCTAAAATCCAATTTTCAGCGGCTTCTTCAGCCCATACTTCAGATTTACCTTCGTACCATTCAATACCTAAGGTCTTGCCTTTATGTACAAATCTAACTCCAAATGTATTATCTGATTTCTTTTTAACTACTTGTGCTGTCTTTGGATCATTCATAAACTCACTCATAAGCACTATATCATTTGAGAGGCCTTGAAGCCTCATGTGTTCGTCGTGACTACTATTCGCCATCTTTTTTCTCCCAAAACATAGGCATTCTTTTGCCTTGTTTTTCTTCTTCGATTATGTGGCTAGACATATAACAAAATAAAAATCCGATTCCACATAATACTATTCCAATAAAAGTTTCCATATATATTTATCTCCCAATGTGCTCTACATCTTTGCGAGGTATCACTTGATATGCACCTTTGTTGTATGCAGGTGCGACTGTAAAGTTTTTAGAAGCTTCTTGCTTCCATGATTGATCTTTATTAGGTGTATATGTACTTGACATTTCGGCTGAGGGGTATTTGGTTCTGTGTTCTGCTGACATCTTCTCTGCCAAAGTCTGTTCATGCACCATAGGTTTAAAATCTGCTTTAGGCCTACGTGGTTTGTTTAATGCAGGTGTCTTACGCTTTCTGCCATACATATCATATCTTAAACTTCCAATAGAATTACGCATTATGCCTCCTTACTTGGATCCCATAGGGTCAGGTTCTTAGTTTTAAGTCGGTTTACAAGTAATTTATATCGGCTTTGTTCTTCTTTCCATTCCTTTAACCACTTATGACCATCACGTTCTGCATCAATAAAGATTGCATTAGTTAATGCTAGTGGAACTAACACTGCACAGTGAGCAATAATACTGACCACTGTATTGTAATTAAAGAATCCTAGATAGTTTGCCGCTAGGAATCCAAAAAATACACTCCATACAGTAAACAATACTAACATGAAATATGTTTGCAGACTTGGGTCTGGAATGTACTTTAGGGGGTTATATTTAACGTCCATGACGCGTCTCCAGGCACTTACAATACCCATAACAGTGCGTCTAAATAGTTTTGGCTTTTTTAACATTGGTTCTATACTCATTATGTTTTCCTCTCATATTCATCTATCAATTCTTGGCCAGTAAGTTTTTTACCGAAGGTATGTATTAATCTGCCGTTCTGCCTACGCTCTACTACGCCACTATTGAATTCAGTATCGGTTACACACTGACCGTCAATGGTATCCTCTGGTCTGTCGTCATAATGCATGCTATCTAATGAATGTGCATGAATACTTTTTACAGATGTTGCCCAGGCCTCGGCTTCCATTTTGATTTTTTGCCTTTCTACCGATTTAGTGTATTGTGTCATAAGAACTCCTGCCTTGTTCGGCGAGTTTAATTAATTCTTGCAACTTATCTTCCCATAACTTTTTAAAGTCAGGGTTAGTTGCTCTATCCCTAGCCTTTTGTAGAGCAAATACTCTACGCATGGTACGACTAGTCCCAGTCATTACAAGTTGCTCGATATGTATCCATATACGATGTGCCAGCCAAATAGTCTTTGGTCTGTTGCTCACTGTAATACATATTTTTGGGACTGTTACATTCTAGGGAATTTGGGGATTGGTGACCTGCCTTCTTAACGTATTTGGTTAATGCGGACTGGTCTGCCTTAAACTTCTTGGCCTCTTTCTTGGCTGCTGCCTTTTTGGCCTTCTGTTCTTTATCATAAAGTTTCTTTTCCTCTTTGAGGATTTTCATGATTTGGTTATACGATTCATTTGACATAATATGTTTACTCCTTCAATTTATATGTACATAATATCACATTGTGTCGATGCTGTCAACACGTTTCTGTTAAAAAGATGCAATTAATTTAACTAAATTGTTAATTAAAAACATCAGACCTACACCATTAAGTAGTATTAGTGCTCTATCTTGCCATATAATAGACACCCATAACCATAGAGCAATACCACTAATAGATAGGTATAGATCATATATTTGCATACCTTCTACGCCCCTAATGGACATAGCAATTAATACAAACGCACTTGCAACCCACTTTAAATACCAATCTAGTGTATACTTGGGAGTTGCACTCTTAAAAATTCGTTTTGAGTTTTCCAACTCATTTTTGTTAAATTCAGGCACTGACATATAATCCTTTAGTAAGCATGACTATAACCATGACACAACACACTATGGTCATGCCCATAACGTACATCTGTCTTTTTAAATAATTCAAGGGCTCTTTTAGCGGCCCATTGATCCTCAAATTTCTTTCCACCAATGTGAACTAGAAACTCTTCAGAATCATTATAAGGACGATTGCCTTTCCAATCATATAGAGTAAAGTATGATGATTCAACACCAAACTCATCTTCAACTTCGTATTCAATTACAAACTCAAATGTACATTTTCCATCGCCTGAGATGTATTCCTCAGGTTGGCCAAACATTTCAATTAGATCATTATAAGATGCAGTCATTTCACCTTGTCGGCTAGAGCCACATCCATCATTGGTTGAGGGATAATATGTTACACGAGTAGTCATTACGCTACCTCCATCAAATAAAGTTCTGCCTGTTGAGGCGTTGCAAAATACCCAGACAGTCTGTCATAGGGCTCGGTACCAACCGAAGTGGTTCCGTCACTCCAGTAGTATTCTACCTCACATGACTGGCCAATGTAATAACCAGCAGCTGACTGCATGACCTTTGGCTCTGAAACACTCAATAATTTATCATCATTCATACTCATAATATACTCCTTAATTCACTTTATGTAACCATTATAACACTATTTTGAAGGGCTGTCAACACGTTTCTGCAATTATTTTTAATTATTTTTCGGCCAACATTTATTGTATAATTTCTCTTCAAGCCTGAAAGCTTCACGTTCCCATGGTTGGTTTTCATATTTCCAACCCTCTGCATTACGACCTTTCCATACACGAGAGCCGTATGAATTTAACTCCCCTCGGAAGTATTGTTTTGCATGCACCATTTCATGGGCTATTGTCTGCATCATTTGTTCAAAGGGAAGTGGATTACCCTCTTCAGTACGAGAGATTTGTATATCACAGTATCCCTTTTTCATATCACCCCAACACAAGCCTTGAGCATCTTCTTCAAGCTGTGTTTTAAAGTTAAGAAAGATCACCTTAGAATGCATACGGTTAATACCGAGTTCCTTACATAGGTTACCAATATAGGTTACAATCTTGGCTTTGTTTTTCATTCGTCCTTTCATAACGAGTAATGGCATATTTACTACCTCTTAAGTTTTACAAAACGTCTACGGGATTTACTGAATTGCTTCATGGGAGATTTAAACCAAATCTCCTCACGAGTTCCAGTCTTGACATATCCTGCCAAGTGACCTGCATCATTAACGATGTAGGTATGATTGGGAGTTGAATCCCCCCAATCAGTGATTTCTTTTAAGTACTGCATTATGCTGCACTCAATAATGATGGAGCAACTTTCCAAAGACCAGTCATTGTTTCAACCTTGATGTTTTTGGGCATTATCTTGATTACCTTACCGGTCACTTTCTGACCTCTTGAAGTAAAGAATACAGAGTCACCTACCGAAAATTGTGCTTTGGCTGAGGCCTGTTTAATAGAACGTAATACCTTCATTCGGGCATTAAACACTGGGATTAATGCATTCATTGACTCTAGGTCTAGGCCGTTAATTTCTTTGATTAGGTTATTCATAGTCATATTTTCTCTCACTTGTTTCATTAATTTATGGTACCATTATATCACATTTAGAGCATATGTAAACACGCTAAGTAAAAATAATTGCATTTTTTTATATTATTTTGGAATATGTAACATATTTGTCACACATTTTGGTTATAAGGGCTATGGTGCGTATATTTTAATACGCTCTTTCTTACCTTTAACCGTTATATCACCTATTGGTCTCGGTTTAAAGTCGGTAAGTTGTTCCATTGTGAAACTGGAGATGATGGTTGGACAGTTGATGTACTCTCCTCTTGCTGCTGTGGCTTCGAGTCTTGCGGCAAGGTTGACTGCGTCTCCGATGACAGAGTAATCAAACCGAGACTCACTACCCATATTACCAACAATGCAATCGCCAGTATTGATGCCAGTTCCAACATTGATGGGGGGTAAACCCTGTTCTTTATATTTTCGTCTAAGTTCATCTGTTTTTGCCTCTATTTCAAGAGCTGATTTAACAGCCATATCTGCGTGATTTGGACAGTCTAATGGTGCGTTCCAGAATGCCATTATACAGTCGCCCATATATTTATCTATTGTTCCACCATTATTCATAATTATTTTAGTCATATTATCCAAGAAATCATTGATTAGTAATACAAGTCCTTCTGGATCGTCGTTGTTTTTATAGTGCTCTGATACTGGAGTGAATCCACATATATCCATAAACAAGAAAGTCATCTCTCTACGCTCACCCCCGAGCTTTAATAATTCAGGACTCTTCTGCAATAGATATACCTGCCTAGGATCAAGGTATGTTTCAAATTGTTTCTTTATCTGTTGCCTTAAAACAAACTGTTTATAGAAATTATTGAACGCGGCTGAGGTAAAGGTTATTATATATAATATTAAGGTACTTAAAGGGGACAACAGTATACTGTAGCTCTGCCATATATAAATAAATCCACCTACAACAACACTTGAAAGGATCAAGAATGTGGTACCTGAAATCCATATCGGAAGATAATATACTGCCACCACAATCAGTATCGAACCCACTATCATACTCACTATCTCTAGTATATCGGCCCACAAAGGACGAGTTATCTGAGTACCATCAACGATGGTCTGAATGGCAGAAGCCTGTAATGAATGTGCAGACTTCATACCACTTGGAGTTGGAATCTGTGATGCCAAGCCAGAAGCAGTTAAACCAATCAGTACAGATTTCCCCATTAGATTTGGTAACTCACTGGACCCGTAGTTTATTTCCGTAAACTTAATATTAGGATTTAACCAGATTTGCCCTTGATTGCCTGTTGGTATTTGAAAGGGCCTAAGTATAATTTCTTCAATACCTGTATCATTTACCTTAACGGTATATGACGGCTTATTCTGCATAACTCTTATAGTCTCCAAACTAAATGACGGATAGAGTTGATTATTAATTTGAGATAGTAGTGGTATTCTTCTTGCAACACCATCTATTTCAGGCATTGCATTAATTAATCCATGGCCCCAAGCTCCTTCTTCTAATGCAGGTATATTGGTAACCAATCCATCATAACGTACTACCCAATCCATTGGGTCTCCAGTACCAAATACTGCTGAACCAACATAAGGCGCAGTAGAGCTTCTACCACTTGGGTCTGCATCTTGTGATAATATAATACCATTATCTTTAATCCAAGATGCGAATACTTCATCACCACCGAATCTATCGGCCTCTGGGTACATGATAGTGAATCCAATCATTCCAGCACCAGCGTTACGCAAGTCAGAAATCATCTGTGCATATATATGTCGTGGGAATGGGTATTGGCCGTGAACGCCTAAAGTTTCTTCTGATATATTTAACAATACAATATCATTTGACTTTGTTTCTTCTATAGATGTTATGTATTGATCAAAGACTGTAAGCCTTAATTGCTGTAGAAATGAAGGATCAGATACTCTTATTACAACACCTAGTATCACAATGGCCAGAGTAGCCCATATAGAAGTTATGTATTTCATTAATCTTGCGTCACACTTACAGCACAACCACCAACCGTCATGCATGTTTGCGATAAGTTATATGTCTGTGATGTAGTACTCATTTGTTTTAATGTTAAGTCTGTTCCATATAATCCATCAAGCGTTATGGTTGCAGTATGACTCGTATTATTTCCTTTTTGACGAACAAATACATCATTATAATCATTATAAATTGTTAAATTTAGATTTTTAGCACCATCACTTTGTTGTTTGACTTGAACCTTATTACCATCTCCAGCTAGATGCAAATCAAAACTATGACCTGTTGTAGACCCTT